ATTGTATTGTTATTGACAGCCTATCCCAATTAGGCGATAGTGCTTTTGAAGTGGCTTGTCGTGCTACAGCAGGGGATAGAAGTGCCTATGCTAAGTATGGTGAACAGGGTCGCTTATTGTCAGACTTTCTTGGAATGATACAGCAGCTTAAGACTAACCTTATTTGTCTTACCCATGCTACTACTAATGAGGCAGAGGACACCAAGAAGGAGACAGTAATTCCTCTGTGTGGTACAAGGAACTTCAGCTTAAAGGTATCCAAATACTTCAGTACTGTTATATACTTAAGCTTGGAACTTAAAAAGTTTAAGGCTGGCAGTAGCCCTGACTATAAGGTTAATATCGTAGCAGGGGATAGGCTTGGTGTTAAGATGGAGGATAATAAGGCTGGTGCCAGTATGCAGGATTTATTCTGATGATGATTGATATGAGAGTAGTAGACGTAGGGGATAAAACCCTAACAGCAGTCCTACCTGGTGACCCTATTCATAAGTATGAAATGAGTAAGGACACCGTGCTGCTATATCAATATGGGGAACTTATCGACCCAGATGATGTGGCTATAGATAGCCTAGTTAAGGTGACTTCTAATGGGCATATCTGAGTATGAGTTCATAGCAGGCATCGTGATTTATGTAGCCTTGGCATACCTTATAACCCCTAGGAGCTAACTATGAATAATAGTCAATTTAAAGCTTTACTGCTTCGGATAACCGATAACTCATGCCTATTAAAACCTATAGAGCCTGACTATCCTAAAGTATGGTTACCACTTAATCAGGTAGTATTGCATAAGCTTACAGATACTAAGGTAGCAGTGACTTTACCTAGATGGCTAGTCTATAACCCTACTAAGGGTGTAGAATTAAGGCATTAACCGAATTGTGCAACTGGCTCTGCCTAGATTACCAGACTGTAACATAATACTATAATGCGATAGGAGCATATAAAATGGGAATACTTGATAGCATGTTAGATGAAAGCTTAGACGGCGTAGAAGCAGCAGCAGATTTCGTAGACTTGCCTAATGGTGAATACGTATTAAACATCAAAAAAGCAGAAGCTAAAGAGCTGCCTGAGAAAGATGATAAGCCAGCAGGAGTACGGGTTAATGTACTGTATGAAGTGGTAGAAACTGTGCAGTTGGCTGACGGTAGCAAAGAGCCAGTGGATGTAGGCTCTATGGCTAGTGAAGGCTTTAACTTAACCCAACAGGGTATGCCTTACTTCAAACGGTACTTGATTAATATTTTCGGTGACACTACTGGTGTTAGCCTTGGTGAAAGTATCCAAGCACTGAAGGGTATGAATATCACGGCTGTTGTACGGAACAATGAGTACAATGGTAAGTCTTACTTGGCAACTACTAAACAGGCTGCCGCTTAATAAGGCCTAATACACCACGCCTCCTTTAGCTGGTCGGCTATGATAAGGGGAGTTCCTTAAGGTGGTAGCAGGTATAGGTGACCCTGCAAACACATGCTGGCTCTGTGTATAAACCAGCACATTTACAGCTAGTAATTACAGCTTTAGACTGAACTAGAGTGTGGAAGGATGCGATGACATCACCTACGGGTGCCACGGTAATTACTAGCCGTAAGTATTATAGGAGGATAGAATGCTACTTGTGCATGAAGCCACAAAGGAAGAGCTAGAAGCAGCACTGGCAAAGCTTAGCGACCCTTACAAGAAGTTTAAGGATGCGCTTGTTGCGGGTAAGCGTGTTAGGTTTAGGTACGGTGGTTGGAAGACTTATAAAGAATGCACCTACACTTGGAATAGCAAACCAGAAGACTACGAAATCGAACCAGAGTATTGTGGTGTGACTGAGGAGCAATGGCAATTTGTAATTGATGGTGAGCTTCTTGTCAGGTATGGCACTGGTGTTATCCTGTGTAGGCTTACGAGTGGTGAGCTGGCTAACATTATAAAGGGAAATGTTACCAATGTTTCGATAGTCCGAGAGAAAGGCATCAAGCAACCTGCGTTCGGGCGTGATGTTGGTGATAATGAGCCTGTTGTAACGCACATTAAAAAGCAAGGCATATTCAGAATGAACGTAGCAAGGCTTGTTAAGTGGGATGATGTTGATTGGTTTATTGAGCTATGACTACCATACCTAAACAAGACCTAACTGAGATAGTAGTAACCTTAAAGAGCCTTAAACCTCCTGTGGTTTTTGAGGACTTAACAGAGGCTATGCTTTATGTGTGGGAAGTAGGCACCTATAATGTGAAGCACATTACAATAGATGGGAAGCCTATAATAGTAGGTAATGTATGGAATCATTAAAGCAAGTCTGGGAACGTAGAGCTTTACAACCTAATTTTGTTAGGGATACCATACTTAATCCCATCTCTGACTGGGATATATTAGGGCTATCTATTACCTATCTTAACCGAGAGGAAGAAGATAGAACCACCGGTTGCTATGGTAACACTGAAGTCCCTGAGCGCATAAAGCAAGGCTGGATATATCATATGATGGTAGCTGAATACTTATTTAGGCATAGAGATATGTTAGCCCAGTACTTAGCAGGGGACATAGGGTATTTTACTGTGTTATCCCATGCAGAGGTTTATGAGTATGAGACTTAATAGGCATAATAGGTATAAGCAGATTAAGTTATCCCAACGGAACAATTACAGAAGGAGCCATAACTATAGGCTTGCTCTATCTTATCCCTTTAAGGTTGAGTTATATAACAGGAAGACTTACAGGAAGATACCACTGGTGAAGTGGAATAGGCTATTTAGGAGACATATGTATGTGTGATGTGGATTTTGTAAGAGATGGGAGAGTAGGGGATGAGGTATGGCATCCTGTATATGGTAACGGGGAGATAGACTCCATAGATAAGGAAGAAGAGTACCCTATTAGTATACGCATGGAGAATGGGTACCTATATACCTTTACACCTGACGGTAGGTACTGTTCCGATGATGTTCCTACCCTATGCTGGGGACACAGGGACGGGTTCTTAGACCAAGGCACTCCACCTGACCGTACATGGAAGCCTACTAAGCCAACACCGTGCTGGGTTTGGAATGATAATGAGAATCAGGCTAAAGCTGCTATAGTAACAGCGCATATAGCCTGTGTAGAACTGCCCTATCTTACAATAGGCGGTAGCAAATACAAGCATGCTGACCCACTTAAGAGCTATGAGCTACCATTGGCTTGGAATTGGCCAGTAGAATGGCTAGGAGAAGATAATGAATAAAAAGGTTAAACTATTAAACCCTAAGAAGATACTACCCCCACAGGACAAGGTAGATAACGCCGTCATGGTTCACTTGTCCCGTCCCCTAGATTTCATTGCATCTGATAAGATATACATGGATAGTGTGCTAACACTGCACCCTGACTTAGCTGAGTTTATCTATGAGCATGTCTGTGACCCTGTTAGTAACACCGAGAACCTTGTTATGGCCTCTTTCATCTTTGAGTATAAGGCAGTTAATGAGTGCTTATTAAAGGACTGTAAGTTTGAAGTAGTCCAGTTTGTAGATAGGCATGGTAAGAAGATGAACTTGCAGGAGCATACTGCGCAGCTAATGGCTAAGGTTACCAAGGATGCAATAAGACAGGAGGATTTATAATATGAAATATAATCTAATAGTAAGTGCACCATGTGCAAGCTGTGGTAAGAGAGGGCGGACTTGTGTAGAAATAGAGAGGCAAACCATCTGTGCGGATTGTCTTAGGAAGTTAGCTAATACATTAGACTTGATTAAACGCCGTGTTGTTACCAAGGAAGACCTAGCCTAATGAAAACAGCCCTAATCCTACATGCACCTAAAGACACCAACTACGTTAGCCAATTCCGCCCTATGCTTCAAGCCATGGGAGTGGATAGGCTAATTACTTGTGCCAGTAAGTTACGCACTGCGGCTATCAATATGCGGGTGGAGACCTATAAGGTAGACTATGTGCTGATAGCTAACATGGATGTAGTCTATGGGATAGTCAAGGAGGAGCTAGGAAGGGCTAGGACTATTGACCCTGAAATGTGGGCTGGCTCTATGCTAACATGGGAGGATGGCTTCACTGTTCCTACTATGATTATGCTCCCTTTACATTACTATCATACTAAACCTTGGGGTAAGTTAGTCCTAACACAGCATTTTAATAAGCTGCTAAACCCCATTAGTATCCCTCGCCTTCCTACTGCTAACCCATTCACATTCGTTACTAAGGAGAACTACAAAGCCTGCCTAAACACCTTAAAGCAAGCAACCCTAATAGCCATTGATATTGAAACCACTAAACATATTAACATGGACATGGTAGGCTATTGTGCTAGGATGCCAGATGGTTCCCCTAGAGCCTTTATCTGTGACATGGGTAGCTATGAAACAATACAGGAGGAACACTTTGAATTTATTAAGCAAGCAAATAACCTACCTCAACCAAAGGTTTTCCACAATGGGTGTTATGATAATCAGTTCTTTGCACGTTACCGTGTACCTGTGCGTAATTACACCTTTGATACTGAGTACCTTTTTGGTTGTATCTATTCTGAACTACCCCGTTCGCTGGCTTTTGTTAGTGCTTTCTATAATCCTATTGCTCGCTACTGGAAGCAGATGGTAGGTAAGGATAGGGCTAAGTATTGTGCCTTAGACTGCTATAATACTTTAGTAAGTTTAGAGACTATGATGCTGGACTATCCTGCCTATGCAGTTAAGAACTACCAACAGATGTTCCCTCTTACTACTGTTACCCTATGGTGTAATATGCACGGGTTGTTAGTGGACGAGGAGAAAAGGCAAGAGGCTAAATCCAAGGCAGAAGGTGAGATTGAAGTCCTTTCTCAAAACTTTACTAAGATGTGTGGTGGCCTAGAGATTAATATAAACTCCCCTAAGCAGATAGAGGCTTTACTATATGGCCCGCTTAGGGCTAGGAAGGTTAGAGTAAAGGGTAAAGTGGGAGGCACGGATGCTACCACTATGGCTAAACTAGCAGAACAGGATAGAGTCCTAGCTAGATTCATTGAGACTATCTTGTCTCTCAGGCAGTTAAAGAAGGCTATTAGTACTTATTATAACGCAAGATTATTTAACGGTAGACTGCTGTATTCTTATCGGGTAGATGGAACTGACACTGGCCGCCTATCCTGTAATAAGTCATCCTTTGGCTGGGGAGATAAGAAAGCAGAATCCTACGGGGCACAGGTACAGAATGTTCCTGGGTATTTAAAAACGGCTCTAATCCCAGACAAAGGCTACATCATGGGGGAGAGTGATAAGTCCCAGTCAGAAGCCCGTTGTGTTGGCTACATTGCTAATGACAGGAAGCTTATAGCAGCCCTAGAGTCAGATGAAGATTTCTACCTACTATGTGGTAAGCTATTCTTTGACATTACAATGGAGGAAGCTAAACCTTTAAGGCAGCTTATCAAGAAGATTATTCATGGTAGTAACTACTGCATGAGAGAGAACACCTTCATTGATAGTGTGCGGAAGGATTATGGTACGGCTCCATTAACCCATGCACAGCAAGCCCTTGCCCGTGACCCACAGGAGACTCTGTTTACCTTTGCTAATTATTTATTGTCTCTATACAGGGGTACTTATGATAAGTTAAAGCCTTGGTACGATGACACACAAATGCAGCTAGTCAAGACAGGGAAGCTAACAAGCCAAATGGGATGGACTAGAGTATTCTTTGGTGACCCAGCAAGCGATAACACATTAAGAGCAGCAGTAGCACATGCACCACAGAACCTATCAGTAGGCATTATTAATAAGGCATTTATTAAACTATTCTGGGAGTTACAAGTACCCTCTAATGGTGAGTTCATGCTAATCTTTCAGGTGCATGATAGTATAGGATACCAAATATTAAAGAGCGTGGGCGAAGATAAGATACAGGAATACAAAAGCAGAGTTGAAGCCATAATGGATATACCAGTAACATTTGACACCTACCCAGAGCATCCACTTAGAATACCAACAGACGGTAATCTAGGAGATTGTTGGGCAGTGTGCCATTAGTTTAATAGTTTAACACTATAACCCAATAAGGATTAATATGGCTAAACAATTCTTCGATGATTACTTTGCCTATGTAGGTGAGACTGAAGCCCCCGTGTGTTTTCACCGGTGGGCTATTATGTCTTGTGCATCTAGTGCAATAGCTAAGCGCACCACCATTCCATTAGGACACTTTAGTATCCGTCCTAACTTATATACTATGCTAATAGGCACCAGTGGAACCCGTAAGGGGGCAAGTATAAGTAGGGCTAAGCACGTATTAAAACAGGCCGGCTACTCATTCTTTGCCGCCGATAAGACCTCTAAGGAGAAGTTCCTATGCGACTTACAGGATAGGGGGCAGGGGTATATTACCTTAGGGCAGCTACAAGATACTACTGTCTCCGATGCTAGTAAGATGTCCGCTGAGGCCTTCATAGTCTCAGATGAGTTCCAAGACTTCATGGGGATTAATAACCTAGATTTTATAACCCTGCTAGGTAGACTATGGGAAGGCATCCCTGAGTATGAGCATAGGATTAAAGGTGGTAGGAGTGCAATGATCTCTGACCCTATGGTATCTATCCTTGGAGGGTCTACCCCTACTAGCTTCTCCCTTACCTTTCCACCAGAGAT